CGGCAACGTTCTTAACATCCATAGAATATACACGAAAGTTATTAATTATAAAATTATATTGTTCCCCTCGCATATTTTGACTCCTAAATTGATTTAAATAGGGATTATTATGTCCTAATTCAGTTTTTTCAGCATCTCCAGTAGTAGATTTAACATCAAAGAGTTTTTTAACATAAATAGCTTGTACTTCCTTACCAGCAAAACCAATAATATGGTCACTAGTCGAGGTTTGTCCTGCACCAGCAACCTCAGGATTAATACCTCTAGTATAAGCTACCTCTGTAAATCTTAACCTCATACCATTATTAACAGCGTTTTGAATTTTAGCCCTTTCATCATCATCGTAATGGATGTAATCACAGTTAAGACGGACTTGGTCTTGGTCTAAGGTTATCTCACCATTAGTAAGGTCAGCTTGGTCGGAAGAGATAACGCAACTATTTGGATTATCTGCTATAGCACCTGCAGCTAACCATTCAATTTCTAATTCACATTGAGCCATAGCGAATAAGGGTAGTTTATTATCTTTGAATACTGGAAATAAATCACTTAGTCTTAAAACACATTCGGCAGTAGTTTTTTTATTATCACTAAGACGTTTAGTAGGCTGTACCACGTTTGTTGTGGCTTCTACTGGTTTATGCCATGAACTAGCTTGGTCGCATTCTACATTAACAATAGCCCCACAATTTTCTTTTGTTGCGTCCACATCTGGTCTGATATATTCGTCAAACTTATTGGAAGAAAGATGTCTAATATCAAGAACACTTGATTGAAGTCCTAAAGACTGATGAACGTTTTTCATAGTGCTATATTCACCAGCATTAATTACCTCGGACATAATAACACCACCAACACGAAGACGACATCTATCAATCATAGCGTGTCCACCAGCAGTAAGAGGAAAACAAGCCTTACCATCTGCACTCGTGGGATTAAAAGTTAGACTACAGTTTGGTGCATCTAAGACACCACTACTTGGAAATCTAAAAGTAGTAGAACCACCAGATGAATAATCATAATTATGCGTGACTGGGTTTAAAATGTTGGTTTCCACAGTAGCCGACATGGCTCTATCTAGTGTACTCGTTGTAAGAGTATCAATCGTAGTATCTGTATCTTCGGAGACAACAGGGTTTAAAGACATTTTTATATTATACTATAATATAAAAATTTTAAAGTGAATTAACGAAATTAAATTTAATTATCGGATAATATCTATTCCATTTTGACTGAATTCGACATCATTCTTATTTAAGAAATATACAAAAAGAGATTGTGAAGTAGCTGCATTACCGTCAATTTCCGGTACTGTAAGTTCTACACTCCATGTACTTGTTGAAAAGTTACTACCTGAACCAAACATGTCATAGATTAAACCGAACTGCTCGACTGTTTGTACGTTATCACCGTTCTTACCTGCTGTCTGGTCTACGTTTACTACTGAAGAGTTGAATTCATTAAAAGCCATACTTGTATGCCTAGCCTTAAAATAAGAACTAGTGATAACTGATTCGAGTACGTTTCTTACATTACCAGCACGACATTTAACGGTTTCACTAACTTTACCACCTTGTGCTGCACTTGCGTTTTGTCTATCAGTTGTATCTAAATTATATTGTAAGGGGAATAATACACCATTTTGGGTATATCTTAACCTCTCTAGTTGTCCTAAATTACCAAGCCTACCCGGGTCAAAATTCTGATTACCTAATTCTTGACTATTAACAGCGTTAAATAATACTGATGTGACTCTTGAGAGACCGGGATTTAGACTAACTACTGATACTTGACTATTGATGGTAGTTAATACTGATGACCATGTATTAAAGCTAAATGTATCTGGAGCCTTTTCAATACGTTCTTGGGTTTCACCTGATACCTCCATAAGTGGAACAGTTAAGGCAATATCGGAAAGATTGTATGTAGCACTATCAGAGTTAGAATCCGAACCCCAGACTACATTAGCATCACTCTTAAGTAGAATATCTATAGTTAATCCTGATAATCCTGAAGTACGTGAAAGATTAATGTCACTACCTGAATGTAAAGTTCCTAAATATAAGGGAATACTAAAATCTCTACCTTTATCATTACCATCCCTAGCGATTAAAGCATTTCTACTAATCCAGTTATTAGTTATGGAACCACTTTGGTGGAAAAGGTCCCCTGCTATATCTTCTCTACCGTGGATAGTTGAAACAATAGAAGGAACAAGACGATTATAGTTTTGGACTCTTTCAAGATTACTATTTAATCTTTTACTTGATATAACAATATTATCAATACATCCATGAACACCAGCGAATCTATTAATATAATTAGATTCTAAAGGCTCAGCTTGTTGAAAATTTCCTCCACCAGATTTACCAGCGGTCATCTTACCTGTAAGACGAAGATGGGCTCCTTGAAGCATTAGAGGTGCTATTGAATCATTAATCTCAAAACGCAAAAGAGGTAGACCCTTAGAGAATTGAAACTGTCCACTAGCGGAACTATTGATCGCTCGTAGTTGGACATATCTTACGTTAAGGTCACTTAGGTTATCTGCGATATTAAAAGACATTTTATAATATTAGATTCTAAAAAAAAAATGAAAAATTTTAAGCTAATTAAAATAATTACTTGGCGAAATAACTAGAGTTTTAATTATTTGTAATAATTTGGGTGGTATAGCATATCTTTGGTCTAATCTTGATTTTTTATTACTAAATTCTTTAACATTAGTCTTATAAGATGAATTACCTATGGAATAAATATGTCTATTACCTACTTTAAATTCACAGTCTTTTTTTTTGCATAATTCACCAATCAAACCAATATTATTCCATAGTCTTGTTCTTTTTTTATAAGGAAACCCATAAGAACAATAATCAACTTTAGTATATGGTATATCATCTAAAATACCTTGGTTTTTTAAAGTTCCAGTGTCAGGATTTTCAATTATAAATTTACAATTACAATATTGAATTATCTCTAAACCTTTGGATACTATTTTATTACTTCCTTCAATGTCACATATTTTATTAGGTCTAGCATTGTTTAATAATGAGTATTCATTACACGGTGGACTAAACCATATAAATTGAGGATTACCATTTTCATCAAAGTATTTTTTATAATCCCATTCTAAAAGATTTGTATGAATATTAGGGTTAGAATCTATATTGATATCTAATCCTATATATTTTAAATTAATATCACTTATTTCTTTTAAAGATTTACTACCACTGCAAATATCCAAAAAGTACATTACAATTAAATTAGATTATTTACCAACCATATTATTCGCCATTCCTATTGCTTGTCTTTTAGGTATTACTTTACTTGGCAAAATTAATAGCAAAATTTACTCGTTTCTGTAATAATTTAGTAACCTTAATTTTTTTACCTTTATACTCCATAGTTGTACCAACCTCGGCTTTTTTGATTTTTTGTAATAATGATTTAGGTATATTTTTTTCTTCTGGGATTCCTAATGTTTTGCTTAAGGCACCTTTCTTAAGATTATCAAATGGACTATCGTTGTTACTAGGTTTAGGTTTAGTACTAGGCTTACTAGGTTTACTTACTTTAGTAGGTGGACGTCCTCTCTTACTTGCATACGTTCCTTTTCCTTCAGGCATTTTATACTATTAACATCTAGAAAAAAATAAAAATAATAATTTAGACTTTTAATTTATAAAATTATTGCCTTTTTTACTAACACCTTATTTGTTATCATTTTATTTCAAGTGATAACAAATTTAACACCATAAAAAATTTACTAAAGGGATACCCCTTACAATTATATAAATACTTGAACTCCACTTAATCCAATGTTGATAGTTCTGACATGAACTATAAAGTTATGAAGTAAGATATTTGCAGCGTGAGGGGCTGAATAATTAAGATATAACATAACTGGTACGCCATCTAAATTCTCAGAGAGACCATAAGGACCAACTGACCTACTGACTAACCAAGAACCACGACCATCAGGAACGGAGTTAGTTAAGAAAGATAAATTTCTTACTGGAATATTTGCAGCGGATAAACCCTTCTCGACTTCATACAAGTGTAATCCAGCTGGTCTGCCACCTAAGGCATAAGTGGGTTTAGGATAAGGGCTGGTGGGGTCAGCAAAAGAACCGTGGCTTTCACGTTCCACATTTACACGCCGATCCGGTCTCAAAATATTAGATATACTATATTGATACTCGGTGGCTCCTGCTATTCTTCCTGATAAGGCTTGGTCGTTTAATGTTGAATCAACACCATCCATTAGAACAGGGACAGATAAAATTGATTTAGCTCTAGTGGCATCTGTACTAATGATATTTGTAGAATTAGTAACGTTGGCATCTATAGCGTTAAGAAGATTTGTAACACTTGTAATATTATAAGTGTATTCTCCTTTAGCCATCATTCTAGCGTTAGATTGAGTTTGTTCGACCGATGGGATAATCTTACTAATAACAATTCTTGGGTTTTCTAATTTATAAGATACTTCCGTACCTAAGGCTTTGCCGTTCTTGTGTGCTGAAATAACTAAATTGGTGGCAGATTTTTCAGGGTTATTGGCTGGAATAGTACCTAATGGATTTACAGTTGTAATTTCAAGCTTCCCACCTGCTGTAATACCAATAGATTGGATAGTTGTTTCTACTGGTGCTTGTGCTACTGAGTCGATGTCACCAGAGATCTCCACACGCTGACCGACTCTCCACGGTGCGTTAGCACACATATTTTTTTGGTCTCCTTGAGTTTCATCACCATAAGCCTCAGAATCAGAAACAACAAAACTATTAACAGCAATACCAAGAGTTGTACTACCTGCGACATCCTCACAAGCAACATCCCCCATACCATCGACAATATGAAGACAATGGGATGCCTTATCTAAAATAAGTTCAATCTCTAATGGAGCTCCTAAAAGTGGGAATCCTAATGATGTAGTGAAGAGTCCACCTAATAAAGGCATAGCTACCTTTTGCGTTAATACTGGGGCTACAGCAGTAGAAACGCCAGATGCAGCAACTGAAGCATTACGACAGCACCAAGGATTATTTACTTGTTGATAATCTGGCATACACATTTGGGTCCTTTGTCTTTGTACGTTAACACCCTCATCTTGACTAGCTAAATAATGAAGATTGGCATAAACGTTTTGGTGGTCTATCTGTTCGATAAGACGACCTTCAGAGCGGATAGATTGAGTGCGGATAGCACTTAAAATAGAACAGTTCTTATTAAAAGCGTGTTTAGCACTATCAGCACCTAAAACAATAGTTGCGTCACATTCTAAATATGAATTTGATAAATCGGCAACACCTATATTACGTGTAAGGTCAAAAACAAGTTGATTATTTTCAGGTCCGAAAGATGTTCCGTTTCTTGAAACTACTCTAATTGAATCATATCCAGTTTTTACAGCGTCGCTTTTGGGTCTAAACATATTTTATGATATATACTAATAAAAAAATTTTGTGATTTAAATTTTTTAATTATCTTAAGTAAAAATTAAATTAAGTAATTAAGTTATTAGGATAATTGATTATATCCAGTCGCTCTATATATTGATGAGTCCATGACTGGTGCAGCTTCACTAATAGAAGTGGATAACATCTTAGGCTTCGGAGGGGGTGGGGGTGGTTTAGGTGCAGATTTGTGTTGTTTTTTTGCACCAAAAATTCCTGCAATTGCACCACCTACCGCTAACAAGCCACCAACCACTTGACCCACAACTGGGACCGATTCCGCTGCAATCGCACTAGCGTCTAATGCAGCCTCGGTTGCATCGGCTGCAACCTCCCCTGCTGTAGCTCCCACCTCCCCTGCACTTGCTCCTGCTGTCGCGGCTGAGGTTCCTGCTTCGGCACCTGTTGTAGCCCCTGTTGCCCCTGCATCAGCCGAAGCACTACTAACCTCTTCTCCAGAAGCATTAACTAAAGTTTGTGATTCGGCTTGAGCTGAATCACCAGCCGACTCTAACCTAGATGATTCACTCTCTGCCTGACTACCTACATCTGTTTTTTGAGTTTGTACTCTTTGAGCTAATCTAGCTGTTGGTGGTCTGTTAAGAACCGCGTCTGCAACGTTTTCTGGTTCGCCTCTTGTAGCATCTGATATGCCTGAAATAGCCTCTGATGCTTCTGGATTAGATACAATTTGCTCTTGTCCTGATTCTGCCTGTTGAGCTAAATCTCTACTAGCCGAACCACCTCTTAATCCTAGGTTGGGAATTCGTCCTGAGTCCTCTATACCTGAACTTTCAACCTCTCCTAATTCCTGACCACCTTCATCAGGTTCGCCCTGATTTCTACCAAACTTAGCCCTACCAGCCTGAAGAACTTTTTGTCCTCCTCTATATAATCCTTTACCTATAGCTTTACCAGCATCACCAACTAGTTCTCCAGCTTTCGAAATAACTTGCCCGGGTGCCTTTATAACAGCACCTACATTTTGAGCTAATTCTGTATCAGCAAAATCCGCAACATTTTCTAACATACCCGGTCTTTCTGCAGCCTCCGCTCCAGCTTGGTCACCATCTTCTAATGCTTGTGCTCTGGTTCCTAGTCTTGCAGCCTTTGCCTGTTTCCCTGCAGCATAAATAGAGTTACCAGCGTAGTTAACAGTACTTTTAAGTAATGGTTCGTAACCTATACCAGCACCAACCTCCTCAATTGTTTCATTATTTTTAACTGCCTGATTTGCAGAGGCAACTTGTCCTTTAGCTTGTTGAAACATTGCTTGTCCTGATGACTTTGCAGCGTTATAGTTTTCCCTACCTATTTCATTTATGCCTTCAATATCCTGTTGTCTTCTGTTATAACCTGCGTTAGCTTGATTAGCTGCATTTAAAAAAGCTTCCATTTTATAATTTATTATAATAAAAAAAATTTGTATTTTATTATTATAATGAGCTCTAATAAACAAAAATTTAATAAAAAATATAAACAACCTTTATCTAAATCAAATTCACTAGCTGATATTGCTAAGTTAAGTGGTATGTCTAAACGTATATTACAACAAGTATATAATAGAGGAACTGGGGCATGGAAAAATAATAAGGCTAGTGTACGTAATGTCAAAGGCGAAAAGGGAGGAGCTGGTCCTAAGATGTCTAAAGAACAATGGAGTATAGCTAGAGTTTATAGTTTTGTTATGAAACAATCAGGAACTTGGGGTAAGGCAGATAAAGACTTAGCTGTTAGAGTTAAGGCTTTAGATAGAAAAAAAAAATAATTATTGTATAAATACATTTAAGAATAACTATAATTAAACATATAATAAATAAATCTAGAAATGTGGAGTGTAAAAGTAATATCACCTCTCAATATAAATCATATTATGTGGGAATCTGAATGTCGTAGTATTACTGGTATATTAAATCAATATCGTGAAAGATTCCCTAATGGTTTATGGCTAACAGAAGCTATATTAAGAAATGTTTATCTAGGTAGAAATAAAAAGGATAAACAACTTATTCTTATAGAGAAGTGTTAATATAATATATCATACTACCTAAGCCCCAAGTACATAAAATGGCAGGTATTCCAAATATAACACCACCATTTATTATCTCTTCAAAGGTCCAACAATCCCAATTTTCTTCTTTATCATCTTCTTTTTTATTTTCTCCTTCGTAAGTCAAGTAATTATAATAATAACTATACCCAAGCATTTTTATTATTATACAATATAAAAATTAACAATTTTCACCCTCGCTCATATCAGATGTTAAATCACCTTTACTGATTTCTTCTTCCATGTTAACTGTACCATCATCATTATATTTACTATAAACTAGTTCAGGGTCGCAAGGTCCCCATTTCCATATTTTAAGACTCCTAAAATCACAAAATAAAAATTGATATTTAACACTACAAGCTTCCCTATATAGTTCCATAAACTTTTTTTCACCACAAATGCCACTATGATACTCGGCTATATCTTTTATTTGCTTACTACTAGGATTATAAAATATTACTGAATGACTAACATTTGACCTTAGGTTAGGAGGAATTGATTTAACTGATTGAGTACTATAGATACCTAAAAGCTTTAAATGTCTGGTTCTACTTGCCATCTTGCAACATATACTATTTTGTTTGATAAGACCCAAACAATCATCAAATACGATACATGACATTTCCTTAACATCTTTATCGACGGATTGCAGATTATCCATTACTTCAGCTACTAGTTCTTCGCTAAATTCATCACTAACAAAATCAGCATAATCCTTTAAGTAACGTGCGGTATCATCCGTGTGGATAGTAGGAGATATCACATAGAGTCCACCATGAAAGACATCTTTTAATAAATTTTCATTCATAAGTAAATTAGATATGAAGTTACTTTTACCAGAACCCGGTGATGCATATACCACAATTGTTCCACCATTCTTATCAAAAATTGATTTTAAACATTCAGGGACATCCTTCTCTATTTTACCGAAATCGTCCGAGTTTCTAACTGGAAGGATTTTATATTTACCACACTTATCTATACGTTCTTTAGGCATTTCATTAGACCCCATTAATTTTTTTTTGGAAGGCATACCTTATATTATTAGATATAGATATTTATTTTATATTTAAAAACTGATTCATAAATTTATTTGCCTTAGCTACTTCTTCGTCTTTTCTGGCTTGTATTATTTCCTCCCTTGTCATATCTCGCCAAGTCTTTGGTTTACTTACTTTAGTAGGTTGTTGTGGTTGTTGTACATGAGGTGCTTGAGTTGGTATAGTATGATATGCTTGGGTAGGTATTACATGAGGCATAGCATAAGGATACGGCTGGGATACCATAGGTTGTTGTCTAAGCTTATCTTGTTCTTTTCTTTTTCTTCTTTTAGATTCGTGTCTATCTATTGTTGAATCTAATATAGCATTAAGTTCGTCTTTAGTAAAACTATATTTTTTTTCTTTATATTCTTGGTATCCTTCTATCTCTGCCAATTCTTCTGCTTTCTTTGTTGCCTTAGCTCTTCTTTTCTCTTCTCTAGCTTTTAACGTTGCTTCTCTCTTTGCTTCCTTCTCAACGTTACGAGCTTCTGCCAATTTCATCCGCTTTATCCTTGAGACTTCTCGTGCTTTCTTTAATGCTTCTCTTTGCTTATCGCTAATCTGCCTTTTCTTTTTCTTTGGTTTTGGAATATCTAAATCTTCACTATTTTCCACAACGAAAGGCGACTCCTTATTCTCTTCTGTTTCTTCATTTTCGATATCCATTTTGACTCCTTCATTCTTTTCCTCAAGGCTATCATCAGGATTTTCTTCATTATTCGCCATCTTTTCCGGTTCTGGCTCTACTTGGACTGATTCTTTAGGAAATAAATCACTCATTTATATATAATACACAGAAAATAATCTATAATCTCTGTAAAAATAGCTATTTCTGTATAAAAAAAGATGATTAATTGATTTAATTTGTATAAATACAATAAGTTACTAAAAGTTACTAAAAGTTACTAAGTTACTAAAAAGTTACTGTTTTAAATTAAAAAGATAACTTTCTAATTAATGCTCTATTGCGGAATAACCATAAGGATTATGGTGTTATAGTTAAATTATTAATATTTTATTGTTTTATGTGTTTTATCAAAAGTTACTAAGTTACTGTTTTTTAGTGATTTTTAATATTTATTTCAAAAAACGCCGAAATTCGATAGTTGCAACTCAAGAAATTTGCCATTTTTAAGAAAAAATATATTTTTTAGCCAAAAAACGGTAACTTAGTAACTTTTATAAGAACAAAAATTTATAATTACTAGAACAACATCATAATTGTTTTAGTTATTAAGTTATCTTTTTAAAAAAAAATAAAATGAAAAAGTAACCATTCAATAAATTAGTTAACTTCTTCAATATCCGTTTCAGATAAATCATTTGAATTATCAAAATCAACTTCTAACAACTTGCGATTTTTGATTATTGGTTTATTCTTGTTGGGGTCTCTGGTTCCTTTTGTTGTTGTGTAAATACTACGGATGTCCCTATTAAACTTATTCTTAGTAAGAAAGCTATTAGGATTCTCCATTTTGAATCGTTTGAATAAGTCACCTAATGGCACTTCTTCACCAATACAATCAATAGT